TAATTTAGCAAGTCCAAGTAAAAATGATAAGTATAATAGAGTTATAGGTTCATTTGTAAATCCTGATAGAAACTTCCAAGTAGATGAAGTTCAGTTTCCCCCTGTAGATGATAGTGGTTTAACAAGTGCAGACCAACACGCAACAATGAAAACTGCTGATGGTGGATTCCTTTTAGAGGGAAAATTTGACTTTAAGACATTAACTTCTCCATACCAAGTTGAGGAGATGTGCGAGATTATACTTAGACGAAGTAGAGAAGCATTATCCTTAGAAATAAATGTAGGGTTTGATGCTTATGATTTAGCAAT